AGCGACGCCCATAGCGCCCGCGCCGATGAGGCGCACGCGCTCCTGATAGACGGCGGCGGCGAACTTCTGCATCGTCACGCCGTCGGGCGGCGCACTCGTGATCGTGTAAAAGGGCACAAAGCCCGCCCAAGCAATGAGGATGCCGACGAGCATGGCGAAACCGCTCGCTATGCCGATGAGATAGCCCGCGCCGACGAGCGCCGACGAGTAGCCGATGGGGAACTGCGTCATGCCGCGCCCGATGGGAATCCAGACGGAAAGCGCACCTGAGAGCACTTGAAATCCGTTCGTGCAGAGCGCGATGATACCTGCGACGAAACTGCCCGACAAGATCTCCTTGAGTCCCGTGCCTTCGCTCTTGCCGCCCTCGCCGTGCGCGTTGACCTTCAGGATCTCCGCCGCCGCGACGCCCTCAGGATAAGCGAGGTCGCTGTGCACGACCATGGCGCGTCGCAAAGGGATCGTAAAGAGCACGCCCAAGCAGCCGCCGCAGGCAGCGACGAGAAGCGTCTGCGTGAACTCAAAGCCATGCCAATAGCCGATCATGAGCATGCCCGGAATGATGAAGATGATCGCCGACAAGGTGCCGGCGGCCGAGGCCTGCGTCTGCACCATGTTGTTTTCCAGAATGTTGGAATCCTTCGCCATCTTGAGGACGGCCATCGAGATGACAGCCGCCGGAATGGCCGACGAGAATGTCAGACCGACCTTCAGACCCAAGTAGACGTTCGATGCCGTAAAGATCACCGTCAATACGGCGCCCAAGAGCATGCCGCGCACGGTAAGCTCGGGCAGTCGCAGCTCATGCTGCATGAACTCATTGTGTTCATTTTTCATAATATCGCTCCCTGTAGTGATTTGCGCCCATGAAGCAGGCGAATAGATGCTTATCTATTATAGCACATATTTATAGAACATATAGCAGAATCTATATAAAAATTGCAAAATGAATCCAAATGCCCCGTTTTTGCCTCAAACATTATCGGCAGTCCATATAATATTCCGACGGTGTATAACAGCTACCCGTAAACCAAGCAACCACAAGGCTTCACGCAAATAACAAACGATTTTTCAACACAATGGATTATATGAGATTATACAGGCGAATCATGGTTTTTGTAGACAAATTGTAGACAAAAAACACGCCCGGCAGCTTTGCGAACTGCCGGGCGTGTTTTGCCTTTCAAAAGAAACTTCAAGGCTATAGGGAAGCTGTGCCGCCGTATTCGGCGCTTGCCTTCCGCTCCGCTACGCCTGTTCCGTCGGCAGCGTCTTCGTCAGCACCAGCTTGACCAGCCACACCGCGCCCTGCATCACGCTCGGCAGGACAATGGCATCGCGCCAGTAGCACCAGCCATGCTCCTCTTTGGCCTGCGCCTGGATCGTCGTGACAAACTTATTGACCGCATCCTCGATCGGCGGCAGCACCTCATTGATGATAGCTGTCGTTACACGCTGCTTGAGCTCCTCCGTTACCTTATCGACGTGCAAAGCGTTCACAATACTGTCCCTGATCTCTGTCCACTTGCTCATAATAATGTCCTCCTTTAATCACTAATCCGATGTATCAAACACAAACGCATACCAGAGCGCCATGACTGCCCTCGGGCAGACCGTCGCCCCCCTGCGCTCATCCCATGCGACAACGATGCGCCTCCCGTTCTTGTGTGCTCGCAGTAGCTCTCCCTCTGCAGGCGCATCTATTGCCCACCCTTGGCGCGGCTCGGACAGCCATGCGGCAAAATCTTGCACAGCGTCCAGCCGCACGAGATTATGCCACTCCGTTTGCTCCGGCGGCTCTCGTACCTCTTTCCGCGTTCTCCGCCTCACAAGAGCAGCTCATAGTCCGTCACGCCTCGCGCAATGGCACGGGCGAAGTCGTCCTGATTGTCACGCAGCAGCTCCGCGTCGTCCTCGTTGTCGATAAACGCCAGCTCAACGAGGACGGCGGGCATGTCCGTGTGCTTGAGGACATAGAGTCCGCCCCTGTCCTTGAGGCCTCTGTCTGTCGTGCCCAAAGCGTCGACAATCTGCCGCTGAATGCACTCTCCGAGCTGACTGCTGCGCGTGCTGCCGGGATAAACACAGGTCTCCGTACCGTGCGCCTCGCCGTTGAAGGCATTGCAGTGGATACTCAGAAAAACATCCGCCTCACTCTCGTTGGCCGCACTTGTGATCGCATAGAGGCTGTCGTCCTGCATGTTGCCGACGACCTCGACGCCCGCATCTACAAGGTAGCGCTCCACGAGGTCGGCGACGCTCTTTGCCACATCGCACTCGCGGAGGCCGCAGCCGCAAGCACCTGGATCGGGATTGCCATCCGGCGCATGGCCGGGATTCAAGAATACTTTCATTTGTCGTTTCCCCTTTCGTTGTTCTGCTTTTTTTCAGCAGCAATGCCGCTGCGCTTACGCGCAAGCTCAAGCAGAGCGCCCGCCTCCTCGACCCCCGATGCCTGCATATTCTCAAGGATCGAGATGAACTCCGTCAGCGACAAATACCCGATTACGAGCGTCGCCGCAAATGCCGGCGCATGTGTCTTGACCAAGATGAAGTCTAACAGCACCGCTGCCGCTACCACGCCGAAATACGTCAGGATCTTCGGCACGAACCGCGTGCGCATCAAATTGCTCTTGATGTAGCCTGCGCGACTTGCTGCGCGGATATTGTACACCGTGCTCCAGAGTGTCGGCGCGGGGTTTCCCCCGTCGACCAGATGCTTGCGCGACAGCGACAAAAACTTTGTTGCAAGGTCGGCGCACACCAGCGCACAGAAGGCCGCAAATATCTGCGCATGATCCTGTACGGCAGCCGTCAAGGCGCACGATACGCAGATCTTGAAAATCCACGCATCTTGCAGTTTTTGAAACACTTGCGTCATAATCTCCACGCTCCTTTATCTCCTTTCTATCCGTAATCCAACACACACTCTCTCGCTCAATAAGCACATGGCGCACGGATTCCTCGCATAATGGCTCCTTCGGGCAAAGTAAAGGCGCACGTCCTCAAATGGCGTGCGCCTTTACTGATTCTGCTCTGTCTGATTCTCGCCGTTTTCTTGTGGCGGTACAGAATCTTTCTTCACCTCGACGACGATATGATCGCCGTAGGTGATCTCATCTGCCTCTTTCAGATCGCTTGTCGCAAGGCTGAACATCTCACCCGTCTCCGTGTTCGTGAACGTGAAGTTCGTGAGAGCGCCATCGCCTTGCGGGTAGGTAATCTTTCCGTTGACAATGCACTTTTTCTTCATTTTGTTCTTCCTCCTATTTCACTTCTTCTAAAAAAGGCCTTCCCGTCTCAGCTTCCTGCATCCACCCCGGCGTACATCCCGTAACATCAAGGATCATGACATTCAGCAAGGCCGCTAGATTAACCATTTCTTGTGACAAAATGTCGGGATATCTCTCATTTTCACCTCCCGGCATAAATTGAGATACGCACGTTGTAAACTCTACCGTACTTGTGTCCGGAAACCAAAAACCCGTATTATACAGGTACTGCTTATCCCCTTCCGCATAAGCAAAGCAGGCGTTTTGCGATAGAGCAGACACTGCAATTCTGCGCCCGGGAAAAGAAAATCTCTTTGGAGCATTATGCAGCCCCGCGCCATCCAAAGACAGTGCGTTGACGTTATGGAAATATGCAAGCATCCGCATGTAGTCGTAGCGGTTATTGAAAACCACTTCGCCGCGCTCGTTACGCACAACCATCTCGCCTTTTTGCAAAGCGATTTTAGAGTCTTTTAACCCATACGCAAATAGGATGGGAGCCGTTTCTGCCTCTTCTTGAAAGCTTTCTGCTTTGAAATTTCCGTTATCCTTCGGCACATGATTTTCAAATTCCGTATACCCTACATTGTTCCCTTGGAATGTCTTTCCGTAGATGAGAGATTGAAACAACGAATTTCTTCGTTGCCAAAAATTAATCAGGAGCGCTTTCCTCCGAGACACGCCGGCAAACGTGTAGACGATATTCGGCATAGCCGCCCCTAACGCGAATATATAGGGAACCTCCACGTCTTTGGCAATAGCAAAACGCGTGTGCAGGTAAGGGTCATCTAGTTTGAGGATGGAGTGCCGCCCTCTTCCCGTGAAACCATGGAAGTCACCACTTCTCAGCAAATCAATAGGTCGATCGCATAAATATGTATTCGGGGATTCAAAATGCTCTTTATTGAGTGTATCTTTTCTGCACCATGGATTCGGGTATCTCTCGCCTTGGCGCCATTGGTAGTTTTTCCCGTTTGCATAGTCGTAGTACGGAAACGTACATATCCTTTCCCCTGTCGTATTGCGCTCGACATGCAGTCCCGTCAGGCATCGTTGATGCTTGACGTCGGGCATCCAGTTGAGCCGGTAGTTGTGATAGGCGTCGTCGATGATGTAGGAGCCTGCGATGTTTCTTATTTCCGTATAACGCAAATGCCCACCTCCTCAGTAAAAGCCGTAGATGACCGCATGAGGATTAAACTCTACACAGTCCCCCCAATAACCCTCATACGGATATTCGGGATCCGCTTTTGCGTTCGGCTTAAACGGCAGTATCACCGTAATGCCCTGCATATTCTCCCACGTTTCTACCACCGTCAAGCCCGCGGAAGTGCCGTCGGCATACGCGCCATAGCCGAAGCCGCGAAATACGAGCTGTGCCCATATCTTATTCATCCCCGGATTCGGGATGGCAATACGTGTGCGTTTTCGTCCGTTCTCCCCGCCAAGGGGAGCTACACCTACAACGCGCGTTACGCCGCAGCTCATATCCAATGTGCACGACCCCCGCGCGTTGTAGAGTTTTATGCCTGCGTGATCCCCCATAACTTCCACCCCCTGTCAAAACACACCGATTTTTACACGAGATTTATTTTTGTCGTCGAACACCTCGATGAGGTTGTCCGATATTTCCGTCCGTGCGCCGCTTGTCCTTGTACGAAGTTTCCCGATCGTCGCACAAACAGCGGACAAACTCCCTACCGCGAGCTTGTCTGCTGTCACTGCCCCCGCTTGCAGCATGTGATTGGCAATAATGTTACCATCAAACTGCGTCGCGCCTGTGACGTGCAGGAGCCGCCCGTCAATGCGTACGCCCCATGGCGCTACATTGATCGCAGAAACAACCTCGCCTTGATTGACTTTGAGCTGCAGGCCGTTGTAGAGCTGCGTGATGGCGCTGTAGCCGGAGTTCTGCGGATTGCCCGAGAGACGCGCAACGATGGACGTGATGCTTTCGTCGGTCTTCTGTATGCGAGAGATGGCCGTTTCCGCTGTCCGCTTTGCTCCGTTCGCTGTGGTCTGTGCTGCCCCCGCATCCTCCCGCGCACCGCTCGCCTCACCCTGTGCCCGATTCGCCGCACTCTCTGCATATCTCGCAGCATCATATGCTATACGCGCGTCCACCTGCGCCCTGCCTGCCGCTGCATCAGCATTGTTCGCTGTCGTCTGCATGTCCGACAACTGCATTTTGAGCGCCGCGTCGAGGTCGTTTTGTGTGACGGTCAAGTTCTCGATAGCGTCCTTGTCGATTTTCAAAGCAACTACGATCTGCTGTGCTTCAGACAACACCCCTTCCCCTAATGCGTCAAGGAAGGCCGCTCGTATATTATAAATACCCGCTGCACCGTTGTACGAAAGGAACGAGCCTGTCGATTCAATAGTCTCTGTCTCGCTTTCACGGGATATGTATGCACGTGTCCCCCTTGCGCCTACCGGCTTGCCTATGATGGAGATGTTGAAGCCTTGTAATGTCTTCGTTAAGCGCAGTGTCGGCGCCACAGGCGGAGGGAAATCGTACTGCACGTGCTTTCCTGTCCCAAAACCCTTTACGGGATTATGCGCGAGGACTGCCACAGTGCCTTGACGCGTTTGCATCTTTAATTCACAACGAATATCTGTCGTATTTATCGGCGCTCCCGCAGGTCGTCCGCCAGTGTCAAGCAACAGCACCTTGTAAGAGTCAATATAAGTGTTTCCGACAGCGCTCCATTCCGCGATCACTTTCCCTTGCTCCATCCAGACACGCAGGAATTCCAGTGCGTCCGGTACAGCCACACTTCCGGAAGCAACCGTCGCTTCAATAGAGCCTTCTGTGGCAACCTCCGAAAGCACGCCAGAGCGATTGACGGCCTTGACGCCAAACGCATATGTGCCGGATGCCGGAATGAAACAACTGTAGCTCGTACCGCCGATGAGGTCGACAAGAACGGCGCCTGCACCGTCATAGAGCCGATATCCGGAAACATCCGCTTCGGGATTCGCTTGCCATGCAAGCTGAAGCACACTGCTGTTTGCCGCATCTTGCTTGACAGTGAATCCCTGCACCTTTGACGGCGGCGCGTCTTTCGGCACGGTATAGACGGTCTGCGTCGCCGCCTTTCCCGCCATGCCGATGTCGCTACAACAGGTGACGCGCACCGTGTAACTTACCGATGCTGCGACGCCCGCAATCACGCAACTTGTCGCCGTGCCGTCATACAGGCCTGCGGCGGTGTATTCCACACCCTCGGCACGCTTGTATTCTACTTTGACCTGCTTTGCCGCCCTGCCGCGCGGCAGCTGCCACGATACGGCAAGGTCATAGAGCGTCGTGCCGTCAGGCTGTGTCTTGATATCTACGACTGCGATAAGGTTCTGCACCGTAAGGGCATTGCTTCCCGTCGTATAGTCGATGATCGGCGCGTCCGTATCGTCATCGGCATACAGCTCGGAATAGTATTCCATGCAGGTAATCTTGCGCGTCTGCTCCGTCATGCCCTTGGTGATGGAGAGGATGCGGAAGGGCTTTGCCTCTTTCGTCGCCTCGCCGTAGGTGTAGAGGTCGCCTGCGGCGATGCCGTCGGCCTTCTCTAGCGTGACTGTCGCCCCGTCAACGCTCTTGACGTCGTAGGTGTTGAGCGCATCCGTCTTGCTGTCGCGCACCATGAGGCGATACTTCTTTCCCGCAGATGCTGTGACGGCACGATCGAGCGTCACGACAGCACCCTCAGCAGCCGCCACCCTGCCGCCGCTGCCCCAGTCGGTCACGTCATGCTGCAGGAGGATCACATCGCCGAGTGTCGACGCGATGGCGTCGACGTACGCCTCGAAGGTGCACGTGCGGAGCTCATACTTGTTGGCACGCAGTGCGTGCTTGCCGTGCGCGTACGCCTGCTTGACGTCGGTGCAGCCCATGAGCTCGATCTGTGTCGGCGTCGCGAATGTCTCGCTCGCGTCGTAGTCATTGCTGAACACGGGCAGCACGTCGCGCTCATAGTTTTTCGCGGCGTTCATGAAAGAGATTTCAATGGCATTCGCACGCCCCTGCGTGCCCTGAAACTCTTCTTTGAAGCTGTTTTGTTTGATGTTGCCGACGGTGAAGAGCTGTGTCGGCGCCGTCGCATAATCGTAAATGCAGATGAAGCGCGTCCCCTGCATGACAACCTTGCCGCGCCCGACGGTCTCAGGATAACGCAACGCTTCCCACACCTGCATCGCACTGTCATAGATGTAGTTGAAGGTGTAGCCCTTCGCTGCGCACTGCTCCGCCCATGCTTTGAAAAGGTCATAGGAAATGCGCTCGGCGGGCTCTCCGCGTACGATGTAGCGTCCGCCAATTTTCCGGCACTGATGCAAGATGTCGTAGCACGCCCATGCAGGATTGTCGGCTCGCTTCTCCTCATAGACTTTGCCGTAGGGGTTGAATACATAGACCCTGGCGCGCTCCTGCACCCACGAAACAGAAGGATCGTTGCCGCTGAGCTGTTCGGTGGCGAGCGCACGGATGCCAATAAGCGCCTTGCCCGGATGGATGAAGTCGTCGTAGACGATCTGCGTGAGCTGGCTCCAATAGACGCGATTAACATAACGGATAGTGCTGCCGTCCTTCCAGGTGCAGCGCACGCGCACTTCGTAGCGCCCCGCAGGCAGATTTTCGAAGCGGTAGACGCGGTAAATCGCCTTGTTCGTCGCCTCGCTGATGCGCCCCACGTACTTGTTCGCTTCGATTGCCGCGCCGCCGATGGATTTGACCCAGCCGCCGTCCCTGCGCGTCAGAAATGCCTCCGTACCTGTCGTATCAGAGAGCGGCAGG